GTTGCTCCGCAACGCGCGGCGCGGTATGCGCGTAGACGTACCGGCCTTGGAGCGCGACCTGCCGATGATGAAGGCTGGGTTGACCAAGGTTGACAACTGGCTGCGGCGCAAGTTGGGTGATATCAACCTTGACTCGCCCAAGCAGCTAGGCGATGCGCTGTACGACAAAGGCATTGTAGTTGACTTCAAAATGACCAAGGGTGGCAACGGCACGGCGCCGCAGCGCAGCGTAAGCAAGGCGTCCTTGACGCTGGACTGCTTCCGCGACCCTAAAGTATACCACGCTCTTACGTATCGCGGGCAGATGGAGACATCCATCTCGATGTTCGTCGAGCCGTGGCTGGAGCTGGCCCGGTACGACGGGTTGCTCCACGCCGACTGGTCGCAGGTACGTAAGGACAAGTCTAACGGTAGTGGGCAGCAGGGTGCTAGGAGCTTGCGTATTATTTGTAGTAAGCCAAACCTGCTGAACATACCTAAGAAGTGGAAACGTGCCATTACGGCTGGATACATTCATCCAGCGTTCATCGGCGCGCTGCCGCAGTTGCCGTTCATGCGCACCTACGTGCTTCCCAGCAAGGGCAAGCAATGGGGGCGGCGTGATTACAACCAGCAGGAGGTAAGGCTTTTTGGGCACTTTGAAGAGGGACCAGTGATGAATGGGTTCCTGGCCGACCCGCTTACGCGTTCGTGTTTGAAGTGCGGCGCGCCGGTAGGTAAAAAGTGCGTAAGCGGCAAGATGCACAAGGAACGTAACTTCGATATGCACGAGGGCGTCCGAGCGGCGGAGGAAGAAGCACTGGTAAACGCCGGGCTGCGAACGGAGTTCGACCGCGACTCGGCTAAGACTACAGTGTTCGGCGCCTTCTACGGGCAGGGCCTTACCGGGCTGATGGCTGCATTGAAACTGCGCGATCCTGAAGATCGCCCTGTGGGGCGGCTTATACATCAGGCGCTTCATCACGCAGCACCCAGTATCAATGAGTTGAGCAGTCTGTTGAAGGAAGAGGCTAAGGCTGGCCGCCCAATCTGCACCATCGGCGGGCGGCTGTACTACTGCGAGCCGTCTAAGTTCGTTAAGAAGTTTAATCGTGACATGACGTTCGAATACAAGCTCATAAGCTACCTCATTCAAGGCAGCGGCGCAGACGTGACCAAGGAGGCCATCTGCAGGTATTATGAGCACCCCAAACGGCGAGAGGATATGATCGTCACAGTTTACGACGAGATAAATGTTGATCTACCGTTGTCTGAACGTGGTGCGCGGCAGGAGATGACCGTGCTGAAGGAGTGCATGGAGAGTGTGGAGTGCTCAGTACCGCTGCTAAGTGATGGCGAGATTGGTCCTAACTGGGGCACGTTGAAGGAGTTTGAGGTATGACGCAGGATAGTAGTCCGCCAAGATACTCGTTCGGCGATGTCAATGGCATAATGAAGGCTGGTATTCACGTTGTAATAAACGGCGGTTTGCTAGACGAGATGGACATTTCATTTGACTACTTCGACCGTCGTGACGGAAAAAAGTATCACGTTGAAGGCAAAGGTTTCAGAACCTTAATACCTAACCAGGAGCCCAATGGCACAAAAGGGTAGATTCGCAACACTAACGTCTTGGAGTTATTCCGTCTATCACCGATACATGGAGTGCCCATTCGCCGTCTGCCTGGATAAGATCCAGAAAGTACGCATCATCGAACCGCCTAATGAGCACTTTATCAAAGGCGACCGCGTACATAAGTCGGCCGAGATTCAAATAGGCGGGCGCGGCAAGCTGCCTAAGCTGGAACCGGAACTGAAAACGGTGAAAGACCTGCTTGTTGATTTACGCAAGCGGCAGGCGGCGGTGGAGCTGGAGTGGGCCTTCAATCGGCAATGGGAACCCACCGGCTGGTATGATAAAGACGCCTGGTTGCGTATCAAGACTGATGTCTGTGCTGACCAGGTTGACCCGCCCGAAGTAGAAATCATTGACTGGAAGACCGGGCGCTGCTACCCTGATCATGCGCAGCAGCGCAGCTTGTACGCCCTGGGCGGACTCAGGCTAGTGCAGATAGGCCAGTTAGCGGGCGGGTCAAAGGACGTGCAGCTTACGGCACAGCACATCTACGTCGATACGGGCCTTCGTGCTACAGAGAAGTTCGCCATGTGCAGCCTTGAACCGCTGAAGCGGGAATGGTTGGAGCGTACTAAGAAGATGCTCAGTGACACGCAGTTCAAGGCCACACCTAGCAACCAGGCGTGCAAGTGGTGCAAGTTCGCGAAGTCGCGGGGTGGACCGTGTCCGGAGGCGTAGCAGTGTTAGACGCGGTGAAACTAAGCTCTGAAGACTTTCGTACTAGTTTGTCTGCTGTCACGCAGATTCCAATCAGCGGGCTCTTTGGCCAAGATTCTGAGTGGATTGATGTAGTTTCTGACTTGCCTACGTACTACGATACCGTGAGCAAGCTTCAGGAACAGTATTTGAGATCTATGTCTTGCAGGTGCAACAGAGTTATGCTGTTTATCCAGCGCGCTAGTAAACCTGGTAAGTACAGGCACTTGTTACTGAGGAGCAAGCACAGATGACTCACCGAACCGAACCACTTAGTGAACTCGCCACAGCTTTAAGAATAAGGAAATCAATGTTTGGTGAGTTAAACGAAAATATGGGCAAGCCGTTCAAAGACATTCTCATTTACCCGCTTGACCACTCTACAGTGATAGATGCCGTGCGCAAAGCATGTGAAGCTTACATTGGCGACAATGCACCGCAGTTAACATTTGAAGTTATGCCTACTACGGAGGAGGATAGGATACAGCGAAGGTGCACCATTGTAGTTGGCGTGCCGCGTGAATTGGTGGAGCCGTCTTCTGCGAAAATTGAAGACCGCATCAACGTCGAAATTACTTTGGAGGAACCGCCGAATGAATTATGAAGACTTGACAACTGGAATCAAGATTCCTGAACCTGTTAATCACACATGGAAGTACCGCGATGTGATGGAATACCCAGACGCCGCGAGACCGGCGCAGCCATATGACCCGTTACGGTTGCGCGCCATTGGAGTACGCGATGATGGACAGATATTCCAGGCTGTGGGATACATTTCATGGTTATCGCTTAAGCGCTATCCAGATATGAGAGAACGAGTTGAACAGGAAATGCTCGATTACCTCGATAAAATGCTGAACACAAAAACTTACATGGAGTACTGATGATTACCCAACCAACTAGCGAACGTCAAGCCTACGTTCACGGCGCGATGGAAGCTTGCCAGGCGATGCGCGTGCCAGCGGACATCATAGTCGCCGTGTGTCACGACTTGAAGATTACGCAAGAAGAACTTTTGGAATTAGGAGCTAACCATGCCAAGTACCATGCAACAGCAAGACCCAGTAATAATCTGCCCGAAGTGTAAGGCTGAAATCAAGCTAACGGAGTCGCTGGCGGGGCCGCTGGTGGCTGCGACTAAGGCGCAAGCTGAGCACGAGCTTCAAGCAGCACTGTCGCATCAACGTACAGCGTTGGAAGACGAACTACGAACATCTGCAGAAGCCGCTGTAAAAAGCCGCGTAGACGCCGCTGTTCAAGACGCTGAGAATGCCATTACTGCCGCTAATGAACTCCGTTCAAAACTCGCCGTCGCGCAGCAAGCACAAGCTGAGGCGGTGCGCAAGGAACGGGAACTCGCTGACCGTGAGCGGGAGTTAAACTTAACGGTTGAGACTCGTATAAATCAAGCACTCACTGCTGAGCGCACCCATCTACAGCGGGAATTCTCAGAGGAGAATCGGCTCAAGCTCCTTGAGAAGGACACGCTGCTTGAATCCTTACAGAAGAGGGTGGAAGATCTTAACCAGAAGCTTACGCAAGGCAGCCAGCAGTTGCAAGGCGAAGTGCAGGAGCTTGACCTGGAACAGCAGCTGCGCGTCAGGTTCCCACACGACGAAGTTATCGAGGTGGCCAAAGGCGTGAACGGCGCTGATTGCCAGCACGTTATCAACGCACCATCAGGCGCTAGGTGCGGCTTGATACTATGGGAGTCTAAGCGGACTAAGAACTGGTCTGACAAGTGGCTTCCCAAGCTGCGTGAAGATGGGCGCGCGGCGCAAGCTGACATTCTGGTCATCGTATCGGCGGCGCTGCCGGAGGAGCTTACAACTACGTTCGGCTGCATTGACGGTGTGTGGATATGCAAGCCTGACGCGGCGATGACGCTTGTAATGGCGTTGCGCATGACCCTGCTGGCGGTTCACAACACTAAGCAAGTCCAAGCGGGGATGAAGTCTAAGAGCGAGGAAGTCTATGCCTACGTTACCGGGCCGCAGTTCCGTCATCGCGTCGAAGCGTTGGTCGAAGCGTTCACTACTATGCAAGAAGACTTGACGGCAGAGCAGAAGGTAACGCAGCGGCAATGGGCTAAGCGCGCTGTACAAATTGAGCGAGTAATGAATAGCACTAGCGGCATGTTCGGCGATTTACAGGGAATTGCTGGTAAAGCGTTGCCGGAACCTGCCGGGTTGGCGCTGGGCGCGGGAGGTGGAGAGTGAGCGCAGCAGTTCAGGAGCCTAAGTTCTTAGTCCGCATCTCGCTCAGTGTGCTGCACGAACTGGCGCCTACCACCGTTGGAAAGTTCGTAGTGGAAGTAATGGGTGATGACCGCGTTGAGTTAACGCACCCTGTAGAGTTGGTACGTTCGTCAGTTAGTGGTGTGTATAACCTGGTTGAAGATAAGGAAGCTGAGTGATGACTGAGCAACCGTGGTTCGACTTGCCGCCTAAAACAGAGGTAGAACTTATCGCGGCAGAGTCGCTGCTGGAGCGCGGCTATAAACCCGTGGAACTGGCCATACGCCGCCGCGTGGACGACTTTACTCTGATCGGCGTGCTGATTGCAAGGCAACGTCCTACCTGGTTGTTGCGGTTCAGGTTGTGGAGAAAGGAACAGGGCTTGTGATGCTTGGCAGCACGTTAGTAGTGCACTGCAAGCGCGCGTCGTACGACGTCTACATTGGTCGTCCATCGAAGTGGGGAAATCCGTACCGGGTAGGAGTTGACGGTACGCGGGAAGAAGTAATTGCTAAGTACCGTGCTTGGCTGTTGAAGCAGCCTAAGTTGATGGCTGTATTGCCTGAACTACGCGGTGAGGTACTGGGTTGCTGGTGCGCGCCTGAAGCGTGCCATGGCGACGTATTGGCGGAGATGGCTAACGAGGTGAAGTGATGGAACAAATACCGTTTTGGGTAAAGCGATATGTTCAAGACTCGACTGATGAACATTGGATAGTAGCAAACGATGGGTGGGAATGCACACACGAGTTCATGCGAAATGTTAATCCTGGTATAGAGCGTGTTTACGTCTCACAAGATGGGGTCATGACTTATTATGATTATATTAGGCGTGCGCCATGACCAGGCGCAGTGACCGCCGTGAGTCTGCACTGGAAGCCTGGTGCGTGAAGTGGGCCAGGGCGCGCGGCGTTCAGGTCAGCAAGAACATCGAACTGGCCGGTATTCCGGACCGCACTTTCTGGGTTCCGGGCGGGCGCCCGCTGGTGCCTGAGTTCAAACGGCCTGACGGCAAGGGCGAGCCGTCGCCGGCACAAGTGTGGCATATGAAGAAGCTGCGTGATATGGGGTATGATTCGCCGCTGGTAGATTCGAAGGACGAGTTCATCAGGTTAATGGCAGAGAAGGGAGTAAGGTGAAACACCTTTGTAAGTGGATTAAACGCTTAGTACAAGGCAAGCCATCTCCTATATGCTCTAAATGTAAATCTGAAATGTATTGGAGAGAGCAAAGGTTCAGCGTAGCCTGTGAGGACTGGGGGTATTGGGTTTGTGTGTCATGTGAGCGTGCTGAGTATGAGCAAAAACACGGACAAAGTGTTTCTGAGAAGGAAGTTTCAAGCAATGCTTCCTAGTCACCTAGTCCCGAAGTCTCTGGCCGTCAAGCTGCTAATGGAGAAAGGAGTACAGTGAATTATTTGTATCGTACAAGTAACGGCGTTGAAGAGATTCCAATAGAACATCCTGAAAACGTCATCTATCATCTTTCAGAGCAAGAATGTGACGCTGTCAGTGTTCGGGGGCCGTGTGTTGCTTCGCTGCCAGCTTTTCTTTATGTGCTAGACAAAGCATACCCAGAATGGAGTTAAACCTAAATGCCTCCTAGCCACTTAGTCCCAAAGTCCCTGTCCATCAAGATGATGGAGCATCGTGCCTCTGCTAAAGATTGGAAACCGTGGCCGTACCAGGGACGCGCCTTGAAGTTCATGTTAGAGCGCGCGCCGGATGGCCTTCTGTTGGACCCAGGATTGGGTAAAACGAGTACCACGCTGGCGGCGTTCAAGATACTACTGAAAAAGAAATTCATGAAGCGCGCCTTAGTCGTGGCGCCTATCAAGCCGATGTACGACGTTTGGCCGTTTGAAGTGTCTGACTGGAAGGACTTTCAGCAACTAGGCATTGCTATTCTGCATGGTGACAATAAGGATAAGGTATTACGTCAGCTCCGTCCTGAGCACCAGATATGCCTAATCAACCCAGAAGGGCTGGCGTGGTTGTTCGCCCGCCCTGAACGGATGAAGCTGCTTGCGGCTGATACGCTGGTCATAGACGAAAGCAGCAAATTCAAAGCGGCTAATACGGTGCGGTTCCGCGCGCTGCGCAAGCAGCTGGCTAGATTCAAACGCCGGTACATATTGACCGGCAGCCCGAGGCCGAAGAATTATCTTGACTTGTGGGCGCAGATTTTCATACTTGACTTAGGTAAGTCACTGGGGCAATACATTAGCCACTACCGCAACAGGTTCTTCTTCCCTACCGGCTACCAGATGCGTGAATGGGAGATACTACCCGGCGCGGCTGAAGAGATCAACAGGCTAGTAGCGCCGATGGTGCTCAGGTTGGACGCTGAAGAGTACTTGAAGCTGCCCAAGGAGCTGGAGCGAATTCACCGTGTCGAGTTACCGCCCGCCGCTCGTAAGGAGTACGACAATATAGAATCCAACCTGATGAGCACGCTGTTTACTGCGCCGATGGTGAACTCTGCGGCGGCGCGTAGCAAGTGCTGCCAAATTGCTGACG